ACAAAAATTTTATGAGTTTGATGGCGATCATGGTTGGATTGCAGAGGGTTTTGATAATGGGGTTGAAAACAAGGACTTAATAGAAATAAAAACAGAGGAGATTAAATAAATATGAGTGATGATAGTAGCTACAATAAACTAAATAAAACAATAAAAGAGTTTAATGATTATTTGGCAAAAATAAAAAAAGAAGTTGATCTAAATGAACATAGTTTAGCCATACATTATGATTATGATATAGTACCTTTGCCAGATGATATTATTGATGAAGCAAATAGAAAGGGGAAAATAAAATGACAAAAGAATATGAATACAGATACATTGAGCAATCAGTTGATGTAAGAACATGGAAGGTAACTTCACCTAAACAATTAACAGAAAATGAAATTACAGACATGTGTGTATATAGTGGTATGGATAGAGAAGGTGAAATAAATGAAGATAAAAAAACTAAAATAGTAGTAGAGTATGAAGGTGTTGATTATGGTGATGATTGCCAAACAGAAATACAAGGTGATACAAAAGAGGAAAGGGAAAAATAAAATGAAAATATTAAGAATAGATTTACAAACAAATGATAAATTAATTTTTGATAGCAAAGAACAATTAAGAAAAGCTTTAATTGATTTACATTGGGATAATTACAAAGAAAGTTATAGTTATCATTGGGGTTATACAAATAAACAAATAAAACAAAAAATGAAAAAGTTTAAGCAAATGACACTTAATCAATTATGTTGTGATTTTGATTGGGATTATCAAACAATAACAGATAAACAAGCAACACAATATGAATAAACAACTACAACAAAGGGAAAAATAAAATGTTAAGAAAATATACTAAAAAAATGTTTTTAGATTATGCAAGTGCCTTTGATTATTATGATAAGATGAAAGAAACTATGCAATCATGGAGTTTAAAACAATTCCATAACTTTTATGATTTTACTCATTATGATTGGGAAAGTGGAAAACAATTAAAACCAAACAAAAAGGAAAAATAAAATGATTATAATGAATAAGGTAATACACAGACGTTATATAGTAGCATTAAAATATATTTTTATTGCTACAAGTTTAATAACAGCTTTAATAATTGCAATATGAATAAACAACTACAAAAACAAAATTTAAAACAACTTATGAGATTAACTCTCATAAACATTTTAAATGCTAAAGGTGTAATATACACCTATTATAAACAACAAGAAAGGAAACTAAATGTACATAGACAAATACAAAGTAGAAATAAAAGGTACTAAGTACCATGAAAAAACTGATAAGAAAATGAAAGATCAAGTTTTGGCTACTTATGAAAGCAATGATGGAATGAATATTAAAAAGTTAATGAATGTTCTTGAAGAACTTATGGAAAACCATGAAGCACACCACAATATTAGTTTTAATATTGTAATGAAACAATACGATCACGATTAATCTTTATTATCAGAGGGTATATCTACTATATTCTCTGATACATCAATCATATCCGATTGATTATCTTCCCAAGATATAGATATTTTAGAATCACTTTTTATATTTTGTACCTTATTATCTGAATATAAGTCTGTCAGCTTATTAGCAAGAAAGGTAATAAACTTTGTTTTTTCCCTTATCCATAATATCTGATTAGGGTTTTCTATTTCTTGATATTGAAAGACTTGTAAGAGTTTATCTATTAAAGTTTGGACACCATTTTTTCTAGCTTCAGTTATTCTCTCATTCAGTTCCGGATTTTTTTTTAAGAAATGATAA